AAATTAACTGGGAAAGTCAAGTCCCATCGTGATGGATTTGTGTCGCAATTAAACTACACTAAATTCCAATAAATTTGACAATAAATCAAGTTTGCGTTATACTGATATCTGTTCAATGATTCTAAGGGATTAATAAATGGCTACTTCAATTCGTGTTACCAGCGGTACTTATAAAGACTTCAAATTTGAAAACACTGTTTTCACTTTGGCACGCCCGCTTACGTCAAATAAAGATGGGCGTATTCAAGTGAAAAATTCAGGTCAACTTCCAACTAAATCAAAGTTGTGTTATATTGATGTACCCAATCCAAGCGCCATTGAAGTGTTGGAAACTGGGCGCAAATCTGTATCAACACAAGTGTCAAGTTTTATTCCCGCCGTACAAGAACCAGAAGTTCCAGCGGAATCTGATGAAGATGCCATGAATCGCATTGCCACTCGCTTTTCTATTCTAGAAAAAATGTCAAATGCCTGTGTTAGTAGTGATATTCGTGCCTTGATCGTATCGGGCCCACCGGGAGTTGGTAAATCATTTGGCGTTGAACAACAATTGTCAAAATACGAATCGTGGGACTTAATTGCTGGAAAAAAACCTCGTTACGAAATTGTCAAGGGCGCCATGTCAGCCTTGGGTTTATATGCCACTCTGTACAAATTTAGTGATCGTAAAAACGTCTTAGTGTTTGACGATTGTGATATTTTCCATGATGAAGATGCGCTTAACATTCTGAAAGCCGCATTGGATAGTGGCAAACGTCGCAAGATTTTCTGGAACACTGACTCACGTAAACTTCGTGAAGAAGGAATTCCACCAAGTTTTGATTTCAATGGTAGTGTCATTTTCATCACTAACTTGAATTTCAGTACAGCTCGTGGTAAAATTGCCGCTCACGTTGAGGCACTCCAATCACGTTGTCACTATCTGGATTTGACCATTAACACTGTACGTGATCGTATGTTACGTATTCGTCAGGTTCATCGTGATGCTGATGGTGGTTTGTTCAATGAATATGATTTTGAATCCAATGAGGGTGATCAAGTTTTGGATTTCATGTGGGAAAATCGTAGTGTTCTTCGTGAAGTATCTTTACGTATGGCACTTAAAATTGCCGATCTGATGAAAGTGGATTCAACTGATTGGAAAAATCTCGCTATGAATACATGTACTACCAATAGCTAGTTTTATCTAGTGTCAAAAAAGCCCCTTAATTGGGGCTTTTGTTTGCCTAATCACTTGACATAGTATAATAAGATAAGTATAATACTTACTATGAGACAGTGTAAATTAATAATTAAAGATGAAGTAAACGTAAAAATTGAAGACTTGGATGTTGTTGATCGTAGAGCGTTGGTCAAAATGTTTGAGTATGAAATTCCTGGCGCACGATATCAACCAAGTGTCCGATTGGGTCGTTGGAATGGGAAAGTATCCTATTTTCAATTGAGTGGATCCACATACATTAATCTATTACCCGATATACTAGAATATCTAGATCAACGAAACTATGATGTTGAACTAATAGATACTAGAGATTATAATACCACATTCTCATTTGATTTAGTAGATGAACATACATTTGATGGTAAATTCTGGCCCAAAGGTCATGAACGTGAAGGTCAACCTGTAATTCTACGTGACTATCAAATTGCAATTGTCAATAACTTTTTGGCCAATCCACAATCATTACAAGAAATTGCCACTGGTGCTGGTAAAACTCTTATGACTGCCGCTCTGTCTTATAGAGTAGAACCATATGGTAGATCAATTGTAATTGTACCAAACAAAGATTTAGTTACACAAACAGAGGCAGATTATATTAATTTAGGTCTAGATGTTGGTGTATATTATGGTGATCGTAAAGAGTTTGGTCGTAAACATACAATATGTACATGGCAAAGTTTAAACAATCTATTGAAGAATACCAAAGACGGTACGGCAAATATAACTATTCAAGAATTTATTGAAGATGTAGTATTGGTTATGGTAGATGAAGTTCATATGGCTAAGGCAGATGCTCTTAAGACATTACTTACTGGTGTATTCTCACAGATACCAATTCGTTGGGGATTAACCGGTACAATTCCCAAAGACAAATATGCTTATGCTGCTTTAATGGTTAGTATTGGTTCAGTAATTAATAAATTATCAGCCTCAGAGTTACAAGAAAAGAATGTATTATCCAAGTGTCATGTTAACATTGTACAACTACAAGATGAATTAGAATTTGGTGATTATCAATCTGAACTTAAACATTTACTTGAAGATAGAAATAGACTTGATGCTCTTAGTTTGATTATAGAAAAGATTATTGAAACTGGTAATACATTGATCTTGGTTGATCGTGTGGCTGCTGGACATGAATTGGCTGCTAGAATACCTAATAGTGTATTTCTGAGTGGTAAAGATAAAACAAAAGTTAGAAAAGTTGAGTATGATGAAGTAGCAACCAGTGATGATAAAGTAATTATTGCCACATATGGTATTGCTGCAGTTGGACTTAACATACCAAGAATTTTTAATTTGGTTATGGTTGAATCTGGAAAAAGTTTCACAAGAGTTATTCAGAGTATTGGACGTGGTATTAGAAAAGCGGAAGATAAAGATTTCGTTCAAATTTGGGATCTAACCAGTAGTTGTAGATTTGCTAAACGTCATTTAACTAAACGAAAAGAGTTTTATCGTGAAGCAAACTATCCCTTCACGATAGAGAAATTCAAATATAGATGATTATGACAAATATCCATAATCACTTGACAAATCATCGCCTATATAGTAAAATGTTTACTATTGGAGAAATAAAATTAAGATTTTAACATTAGACAATTGCTCTTACAATCTGGAAAATCTACCAGAAGAAATAGATGATCTTAGATTTGCCATATTAGATAATAGTAATCCACAAAATGTAGATTATCATTATATTCCTCTAATATTTTTAGAAAGTTTTAATAGTCCGGCATTAGTATTACGTATTGGAGATTGTACTATTAAGATGCCGTTAGATTGGCAAATTCTTATTGGTGAAAGTGAGATGGGTGATTTAGAAACTCTACCATTAACCAGTATCAATGATCGTGGATTTAGAGCATTTGAATTTAATCCATTAAGTGGATTTAGACCCAGTTTTCTTGACATTGAAATCTTAGATGTGTATCATGATGTAACATGGTATGCACCTAGATTAAAGAATGGACAATTCTTATGTGTACCAATTGAAGAAGATCAAAAACCACGTTGTATATATTTTGTAAAAGAAATCAGTCGTAATTGTGAAATTGTGGACTACTCACAGGCATTTTAATGGCAACTAAAAAACCAGCAGTTTCAGTAGATGAGAAATTTACCAATCAAGACTTTGATTTATTTAAAGCACTATCTGCTATTGATTCAAAGAATTATAACTGGTATAAAAATCTTACTGAAGATCAGAAAAAGAAATTTGTACCATATATGATGACTCATTGGGTTAGTTCTGTAACAAAAAATGGGCCAGTGGCAGAATATTATTTGGGTAGTACAAACGAATATGTTAATAAATATTTGTTTAACGAACATGTTAAAGATCATCCTGAATTACAATGGTTAATGTTATGTTCTGCTAGTCCAGGAATTGGTAATCAAAAACACGCTTGGATTCCACATATGAAACCAAAAGTGATTGAGTTAAAAGATAAAGCAGTTAAAAAAGATGTTAAAGAATACTTTTCTAAAATATATTCTGGATTAAAGCCTGATGTATTAGAAGAAGTCAGTGTTCAATATACTAACACACAACGTCATTTATTCAAATTGGCAGAAATGTTTCCTAATATGAAACGAGCAGATTTGAACTTAATGGGCGAACTAATATCAGAAGAAGATATCAAAGACTATGAAAGAGAAAGTGGAAACTGAACAGTCAGAAGAATATCGCTGTGAACATTGCAAAAGAAATTTTGTAAAACCTGGCAATTTGCTCAAACATTTATGTGAGCAGAAAAGACGTTGGCAAGAAAAAGATAAACCCGCTAATAGAATTGCATATGAATCTTGGCTTAAATTCTATAAAACAATTCAACCATTTAAAAAGAAAAAGGAATATATTGACTTTATTGGCAGTGCTTATTATGTTGGTTTTGTCAAGTTTGGTTTGTATTGTGTAGAAGCTTCAGTAGTTGATCCACTAGGATATGTGAACCAACTACTTAAAGATAATACACCACTAGATAATTGGAATAGTGATAAAGT